CCTTATATTTGTCAAAGAAGTCATTTCTGACTGACGTGTACAATTTAAGAATTTCACCAGTACTTTGAGAGTCCTGGTTTATCAATTCATGGTTGATAGCTATAGTCATAATCCTAGGATTATTTCTAAAGTTATCATGCACTCACGGTTGCTCTTGCAGAAATGCTGGCTGACAGTTAGTGAAGAATTGAGAAAATATGGACATCCTTTCATACTTCAATGCTATACGTGGTGACAAATCACGTAGACCCATCTTAGTATAAAGGGACTTAACGAATGAAACCTGGCTTGCGCAAGATAAGAGATAGCCTCGAGATGAGGTAGTCTGTAAGAAACCGAAGAGAGCTGGGTAGCTCCTTCAAGTCTCTAGCAAACCCCCCACCTGGAAACCACTTACTTCATTTCCATTGTATATATACCTTTTAGCAAATTCTATGAGGTTACCCTCATAAGATTTGTGAATTGATATAGATACTTTAAGATTTGATAGTATTTGCTTATATTGCTTGACAACATCATGATTTGTAAGCACTACATCATCACCTAGTAATGAATAATTCTTGTAATTGGGCTTCCCAGCCCTCTTACCAGCAATTCTCAGAACTACGTGATGAGATAATGCAAACATTGGAAATGAAGAGAATGCTCCCATAGGTTGACCTTGTCCATAAGACAATTTCTTCCCTTGGAAATCAAACTCCTCATTTACCATGATTGAAGACCATGTTTCAGCGTAGTCTTTAGAAGTAGCTATAGATAGTATCCTTTTCTGAAGAGAAATAGGAAACCTATCTGTTGCATCTTTTAAGTCTACACTAAAATATGGACCTTCAGAAGGAAGGTTAGATCTAAAGGAACCCTGATTAAAGGTACAGTCATTCCTTATCCTCTTTAGACCCCCCATAAGGGAGTCATGAAGAGGCTTAAGTACTGTCTGTGACCAGTAATCAAAGATTCCGATAACTCTAGTCTTACCTTCTTTGTCTTCTAGTGCGGAAAGCTTTCTTACTTGATTGTTCTTAATTTGATAAACCTTATCCCATATCATACAAACATTGGAATCTCCAATTGGTTTAAGCATTTCTTGTATTCACTCTTTGAAAGTTATTCCTCCAAGAGTCTCGATGTTTAGTCGAAGGCTAGCTGGAAGAGATAATCAATCTCTGGGTGAAGACATTAATGCCTGACCATTTGGCCCTTTCTTTGTAGATAAGTGTAAAGATTTTCATTTTGGGTTCAATCTACGACAACCTAACTTCGCCAAGGCTCATTTAATTTCATCATCAGATATATCATCTAAGATATCATCTTTTAATGTTATTGAGTCTAGCTTTGGTTCAGATTTTAATGTAAGAGCCCTATTAACAGAGAAAACTGTTAATAGGTATCTTATACCTTGATCTGAAGAAAGTATACCTTTATAGTTTTCAAACCATATTGGTATCCCTTCCTTAGTCAGTTTGTGGTATTCACTTACGAAAATTGGTTCTTTTGAAAGGAAATGAAGAATGATATTCTTGGCATCCTTGGATGCTTCGATAGCAAACTTTAATCCTTTCTGTTGGATCCAGTTTCTCATAAGTGAAAAGTAATGACTATCAAAATGCATCCCGGTTAATTCCGGAAAACATTCTGATATTACCACGGTTAGCAACCGTTGTAATTGATTGAGTCTTCTCTCAATCTTCTGTTTCTGAAAGAATACCTTTTT